GCGGAATTATAAATCTTCAGCGCCGCCGACGTTGTGGACGCCACGCCAAGCTGCACAGTGGCTGTGCCGGTGCCATTTACAAACGTAAAGGCTGCATCGCCGCCGAACGCGCCGGCGTTATTGAACTGGATCTGTGTGTTGGAGCCGCCAGGCGAACCGCCGCCTCCTCCGCCGCCAGCCGCCCAAGACAGCACGCCGTTTGTGTCAGTTTGGAGATAATAGCCGTTGACAGGTGCGGCAGCCGGGAACGTCAAAGTATAATTGGCCGCCGTGCTGTTAGAAGAGCGCAGCTTGACCGTGTTAGCGGTCGTATTGGCTAGGATCAGCTCGCCTTGCGCCGACGAAGAGACGCCAACAGTTACGTCGTTAGGGAATGTCGGGTCAGTCGCAAATACCAGCGACCCAGTGCCCGTCTCATCAGTGACCGCTGCTGCAAGATTGGCGCTGGAAGGTGTTGCGAGCCATGTCGCGACGCCGCTACCTAGGCCAGTGACGCCCGTGCTGATCGGCAAGCCAGTCGCATTGGTAAGCGTAACCGCTGACGGCGTGCCGAGGTCGGGCGTAACAAGCGTTGGGCTTGTGGCAAACACAAGCGAACCGCTACCCGTTTCGTCAGTGACGGCCGAGCGCAGATTGGCTGACGACGGCGTGGCGAGCCACGTTCCAACGCCTGCGCCAAGGCCCGTAAGCCCCGACGCCGGGAAGTTTGTGCAGTTCGACAGGTTGCCAGAAGTAGGCGTGCCGAGGATAGGCGACACGAGAGTCGGACTGTCGGACAGCACGATGCTGCCAGAGCCGGTCGTCGTATTCCCGAGCGCCGTGACCGTGCCGCTTGTCGGAAACGTCAGGCTCGTCGCGCCAGAGAATGTAAACGTCGTGGCGTAGCCGCCAACCGTCGCAAACGTCGAGTTATTGGCCAGCGTAAACGTCGCAGCCGTCGCGGGCGCGGTGATCGTGACCTTATTTACAGACCCGTTTAGCTCTAAATTACCGCTTTTATCGACAGTAAAAGAGGCCGTAGTGGCCCCTGAAACCGTCAAATTAAGCAGTTTAGACGACGCATCAGACGATGTATTGGTGACGGCAAGTTTAATGCCGTTCCACGTCGCTGTTACGTCATTCCAGCTATCGGTAAGATTGTAAATAAAGGCCATTTAGATCACTCGAAAAAGACAGTGACTTTCGGACTAGAGCCGCCAAGGACGACATAAAGGCCCTTATTTAGACTGATACCTTCAGCCGTGAAGATGTAGTTTCCCGGCGTTGCAGCCGTAAACTGCGCCAAAACCAGCGGATCAGAGGTCGATGCCGCCGGCGAGTCATAAACTGCAACCGTGACAGACGTGCCGCTAGAAGCAAAAATGCCCTTCAGCTTGGCCAGACCGACCTTAAGCTGCGTAGACGCTTCGATTTCCTGATAATAAGCCATTTTTGCTCTCTTAGGCTAGGAACTTCAATTTGTATAACGTCGACAGATATAAGTCCACTATTCCGTCGACAATATTCTGAAGCGCGCTGTCGTCGCCGAACTCTTTTCGAGCTTCTTCGACCTCTTTTAGAGAATCTTCAAGAAATTCAACGACATTGTTGGTTTTTTTAGCCGAATGCAGCGTGATCGGGCCGATTAGGCCATGCCGACCCTGATAGGCTTCCGCCAAATCGTCGGCTAGCCCGATGATATTTTCATAGAACTTACCGAGAGCCTTGTGTTTGGCATAAGACCGCGTGTTTAGATGCACCGAATGGGTCACATCGCGCGCCAGAAAGAGGTGTCCGATCAGATCCGCGCAGCTCATTGACCAATCTCCCGCATTGGCGCGCTACCCGGCACCAAATCACCCGTATCCAGAGCCGCCGCGATGGTGCCCTGCACAATATCCTGAATTTGTTCCGGCGTCAGGCCGCTTTGCATGGCCGACAGTCGTTTCGTTTCAGCTTCGTAAGCCTTAATCTGGCTATTCTGCTCGTCAATCGCCAGTTTCTGCATTTCATACGACTGCATGAGCTGCTGGATCTGGGCGTTGGTCTGCTCCATCGCCTGCGCCATTTGCTCCATCTGCATACGCATGGCCTGCGCTTCCGGCGACTCGTCGGTGTCTTGCAACACTTTCGGGTCGAGCATCTTTTCGAACCGCTTGGCCATCGTCTCAGAGCCTGGCCAGTCCATGTTCTTAACGAACAGATCGCCCGCGACCGACCACAGCGCCGGATTGGTCTGAAGGATCTGGCCCATTGTGTCCATCGCCTCCTGCTTACGGGTCATGTAGCTAGGGCCAGACGACACATGCACGTCGTAGGTGCCGACGTTGGGATTGTAGATCTTCATGATCTCAATCCCTTCTTCGTTGACGATTGACCGCACCGCCTCCGGCTGGGCCGGGTTGATGCGCGCCATGCCGACTTCGCCCTCAACGTTGATGATACGGGCGACGCGCTGCGTGTCGTAGATTTTCGGGATCAGATCGACGAGCTGACGCGCAACGTATTTTATCGCCCGCGCGAGGTTGTCGACATAATGATAAGTACTCGTGTCGCCTTGCCGCTCCCGAGCGAGGATCGCACGACCCGTCCGTTCGTTGGAAGTCGCCCCAATGCTACTATCGTACTGGCCAGTGGTCGACTTGATGTCTTCGCCAGCCCCCATCTTGGCTTGAATAAGGCCCGTTTGAGCCATCGGAGGCTGGGCGCGCTCAGGTAGCGGTAACGGGTTTCCAGCGCCATCGGTAACGTCCGGGTTAACTTCAAGATACGGCCAGTTGTTCGTATTGGCCGTTTTCCAGTTGGTTTCGTAGCCTTCAAACTGGCCGCCATAACCAATGAACGGCGCTTTAGGCGCAAGCGCCAGCATTTCCGCTTCCTGACTGACCCAATAGTTATACATGCGCTGCGCGTCTTTAGCGTTGCGCACCAGACCGCTGATGTAGATCTGACCGTCGACCTCGAACTCGTTGCCGATCACGCGGATCACGGGAATATATTTACCCGCCCACTCGCGCTCTTCCAGCACCTCATAACCGTTGGTCTTAATCCACATGATCTTGCGACGGTCGCTTTCGCGCGAACGCAGCGGCTTACCATAGACAGCTTTCAGACGCTTATCTTCCGGCGTATTGTTGAACGCCGTGATGTTGTCTGGATAGAGGTTGAGCGTCGCCTTCTTAGTGTCGACGTAAAAATACTCAGCGATACGGACAGTCTCTTGGCTGACCCACATGCTTAGCGTCTGGTCGCCCACGCCCTGACTCATCATGCCCGTCACAGGCGTCGCGTCAGGATACATGCGCTCGTATTCAGCTTTCGGAATGTCTTCCGTAATAAAGCACCAATTCGCGTCCTGACCGCACGGATCTTGGATCATCGGGTCCATGTAGACCGAGAACGAGCTACGCACCCGCGCGATCTTGATGTCCTGTTCGAACGAATCTTCTTTGCAGTATTCCGTCAGGATGCGGATATAGCCTTCGCCGTATGTAACTTGGTTATCGCAGGCCGTGTCATAGGCAACGTCGGCGTCGGACATATACTCAATGTGCCGCACAATACCGTCGAAGATCTCCGCGACCTCCGGGTCGGCATTCTCGTCGGCGGGGATGACCCGCGCAGTCGGACGGTTCTGGCGTTGCTCGTTCGTCACAAGGCGCACGTGCTGCGGCAGCTTGTTAATCGTCAGGCACGGTCGCGCGTTGATCGTCTGCCCCTGCACAGCTCCGCGTGTCGCCAGCACGTCCGCCGGCCATTGCCAAGCGTTGTCCGGCGAGCCCGCCATAAACCGCAGATCGTCTAGCTCGTCTTCACGACTGTCCGAATAGGCCGCCTGCGCTACCGTAAAACGGTGACGCATTGTGGCCAGACGGTCATCGTCTGGATTGTCGGAGACTTTGCCAGCGGCGACTACATCATCACTTGCCACAAGATTTGCCTTTGCTCATTTTACCGGATTTGGCCGCGCGTTTGGTAGAATACGCGATGGCGACGGCCTGCTTGACAGGTCGTTTAGCTTCTTTTATCTCTGTTCGCACGTTTTCTCTAAACGCTTTTTTGGGGGCGCTTTTGACTAAAGGCACGGTTCGCTCCCGCGAAAGAGTAACGATTACCTGCAAACATTGTAAGTCGCTGTTTACAGTGGCGAATTACCGAAAAGATACGGCTATTTATTGTAGCCGAAGCTGTCAGGCATTGGACGCGCGGCAAGAGACTACCACGATTTGCGAAGAATGTGGAACTCAATTTACGCATATAGCAAGCAGAGCCAATAAAGCCAAATATTGCAGCACAAAATGCTATCATAAAGCAATGAACCGAAAAGGTTCCGTTGAGCATACTTGCGCGCATTGCGGCACAAAATTTATGGATTCGCCGTCGCACAAACGAAAATATTGCTCGCGCGCTTGCGTAAATAAAGCATCTAAAGATGTTTGGAAACCTACCTTCACAACTGTTCGCAAGAAGATGGAAAAGCGGCAACTTCTTATTAAATGTGAGCGTTGTGGCTACGATAGCGAACCTCGCATATTAGGCGTTCACCACAAAGACCGAAATAGGGGCAATAACGAAATGTCTAATCTCGAAGTTTTATGCCCTATTTGCCATTCTCTTGAGCACATGAAGCATACGCCGCATGGATTCAAAGAATAGTTTATTTCTTCCTCGTCTTAGCTGACTGCTTGAACGCCTTGGCGGTCGGTGCGCCCTCTGCGCCCGGTTTGCGCATCTTCTCGCCTGATCCGGCTTTGATGCGCGCCCGCTTAGCATGAATCGCAGCATACAATCCCGGTTTTTTTACGGGCATTTCCATCTCCGTAAACTAGCTTTAGCGCGTTCACCATTTTTGGCTTTTGCTGCTACTGCGGACATTCTCGCGCAGAACGACTTCTTACGGCCCTCGTCGGCCTTGGTCTTAGGGTTGGGAGCCGGCGGCTTCAGCTTGCTGCCCGTCGCGGCGTTATACTTAGCCCGGCCCTTGGCCGTCAGCCCAGCGCCCGCCTTAGTCGACAGCTTCTCGCCACGTCCTACTGACAGCGATACCATCTCAATGTCCCATCCATCCTGAAGAGGCTGCGTTCCCACCATAGGTCATGCGCGGTCGATTGTCCACTGGCCGCGCCTCGCGATGCGCGACAGGATACGCGAACGTCACGGCGATGGCGTCGGCGGCGTCGGGCGAGGCTAGACCTCGCGCCTTCATGTCTTTCTTGCTCTCTAGGAATATAGTCCCTTTACTGTCAGGCTTCATCATGGGGCCGGTCAGGTCGCTCTTGAGGAACCGGTCGTTTGGTATGCTGGCTGTCTTCAGCCACTCCCGCATGGCGTGCCACATCTCGGCCCGCTTGTTTCCGAACATGACGGGCTTGGTGGATCTCATACCGAAGTTAACCCCACGGATCTTATATCGTTGCTCCTTTAGCCGGTCGACCACGCCCGCGCCTAGCCCGCCCTCGTCGATCACGACCAGCGCCGGTCGGAACTCTTCTATGATGTCGATGACCCTGCCGACCACCTCCATGGTGTCGTCGCCCCGGTAGCGGCGTATGCCGATGATGTCGCGTCCCTGCCGGATGGCGATGACCGTAGCGTCAGCCCCGAACCGCGCCGGGTCGACGCCCACGATTATCGGCGCTGTCTGATCTTTCTGCGGCGATCTTTGCTGCGCGTCTTGAACCAATGACGACGGTATGAACTGGTCGTCACTCGCGTTCGGGAAGGCTCCGTAGACCTCAACATGCGCTTGGCTAGAGTCGGGTCCGTATTCGTCGATAATCTGTTGATAGACTGCCTTATCAGTGCCCTCCACGCTTCTGGCGTCAACAACCTTGTTTCGCCAGAAGTCGCGCTTGCTGTTGAAGCACTCGTAGAAGTATCCGCTGTTACGGCGGGGGTTGCTAAAAGCAAGCCAAAAACGATTAGGAGTGTTCTCTGTAAAGAAGCCACTGGCCACCGCCCAGATAGAGTCATCAATACCGCTGGCTTCGTCGAACACCAACATGACGCCCGCGAAGTTGTGCACGCCCGCGTAACTGTCAGGGTTCTCGGCCGACCACAGCCGCCCCTCGACGCCCCAGTAGCGCGTGCCCAGCTTTAGATCCCGCTCGACCAGTTCCGCGATCCACTTAGCCGGAAGGACACGTGTCGCGCTTACCTCGAACCAGTGACTGTTAAGGCACATGGATAGCCATTTGGTGATCTCGGCCCAGGTGACGCTGCGTAGCTGCGCTTCGCTGTTGGCCGACACGATGGTCGTTGAGCCGATCCGGGTCGTCAGCATCCAGATCACAAGCCAACTGACCAAGGCAGACTTACCGATACCGCGCCCGGAGCTGGTCGCCATGCGGAAGGTTTCGAAGTTTCGAGACAGCGTAGCTGGATCGATGTTGCCGCCGTTGGCCGCTATGTGCGCCTTTAGATCCTGTAATACCTCTAGCTGCCATTTGCGCGGGCCTGTAAAGTGTTCCAGCGGCGTGCCGGCCTTACCCCACGGGAACGCCATCCTCACGAACGCGACCGGATCGTTCTTCACCTGCGCCGACCATAGGGTCGCCATCAGCTTCTGTTCTTCGTCCGCTGAGTAGATCGGCACTTGCATCTAATACTTGTCCTTCTATGACGCGCTGCTGCGCCTCTTCCAGCGCCGCTATGATGGATATGCGCTGCTCGACTTGAATCTGGACAGATTGGGGAGCCGTCCACTTGTGAACGTGTTTGAGGATGTCCAGCGCCGCCTTAGTGTCGCCAGCGCGCGCGGCGTTGTGCAGCACCTCGGACATTTCAGCCTCGCCCTCTGCGCGGCCCTTCTGCTCAGCATACTCCGCAATCGGGTCGAACTGCACGAGCCTGCGGTATTCGGTCGGCGTCATGCCAGCGGCGTAGGCGAGCGTGTCGCCCTTCAGCCCTTTGCGGGCGGCTAAGTAGATGCGCTCTAGGACGGCTTCCGTCGCCTCTATTTTGCGCGGCTCATAAGGTAGGCTTTCAAACATTACTTAAGCCCCAACACCCGTTTAGCGCCTTCATGCGCGGCAGCGGCTTCCTCTTTAGTAGCATACGCCCCTAAATAGACTTGTCTATATTCAATGCTTATCCGCGCCTCCCAAGGAAGCTTAGGGCGTCTAGACGGATTTACGCCGAGGATTCCAGATGAATTGCGGGCGCTAGGCGAACTATTATGCAAATTAGTAGACCTTGTGACTGCTCGCAAATTGACTATGCGATTGTCGGCGCGATTGCGGTTTATGTGGTCTATGTCGTTTTCAGGCCAAACACCATAGTAGTATAGCCATGCCAGCCTGTGCGCTGGGTAGGTCTTACCTAACAACCCTATCTGCCAATAGCCTTGTGGGCTAAGACACCCCGGCTCGTCACCGATGTTTTTACGCCCCCATTTTGTTTTGCGACGAAAGACGCCGGCTTCAGGGTCGTAGTCGAGTAAGGTTTTAAGAGTGTCATGGTCGATCATGGTTTTTATTTTACGGTTTTATTTTTTATTTAGCAACAAAAAAATTTTTAAAAAGTTCGTGCAGACCCTTCGTATTTCTTAAAGGAGATCCCTCGGCCCAGCCCCCCTCCCTGTTTACATTGCCAGCCGAATGCCGATCAACTGTTTACATTTAGCTTAACATCATCGAGCATCATGAATGTAGACTTAAAGCATTACGTTAAGTTGACAATCAAACGTCGGATCGTCATGCACTTGAAGGGTTGCGTCACGCGTTAGCAAAACGTCGGATCGTCATGACGATCTAGGTCCATGCAGAGTGTTTGCGCCTGGACGGCGCGGGACAAAAAACGTCGGATCGTCGGATTGCCATGCCTTCTGAGGTTCTCCATTACTTTTCACCGTAATTTTACACTAACTGTAATATTACATTAAATCATTACTTCAGACAACTAATACCCATGACGATCCGACGATAACTAAGCGCCGCCTAGGATTAAGCCGCCATTGTCCACGACGATTTGACGACGATAAGTCTAGCTAATTTGACGATAACCCGCCGCTCAACCGTAATTTTACAGTTGAGCGGTCACTGTAATTTTTTATTTATCCACCGTAATTTTACAAAATTACAGCTTCAACATAAGCGTGCGCTCTATTTGTCACGCGCACCTGAAACTCGCCAGCCTTAAAAACAGTGACGCTTTTCGGCGTCCTTTGTTGCACAACTATTCGACTAGGGATGAATTGGCGAAGACTATCTTTGACCGCGCTGTATTGGCTGGCGGTTATTTTGTCGGTCTTGTGCAACGCTGTAAGCAGCGCGTCCATATGCTCATAAGACGGCACGTCGTCCTCAAATATTGTTTCTATCTTCGCCATGTTCACTCTCCATAATTACGATGACTGCATTATTACAGTAAAAAGAATTTTACGCAAGCTGCATTTTTTCGCTTGACGCTATCCACAATCCGTGAGCATATAACGTATCCACATAGGAGCAAACGACATGACAAGCATTAAAGAATGGGCCGAGGCTCAATGGCAAAAACCCGGCGTGCGTTGCGCTAATCATGGCGTGGCGTATATCGGCGACAAGTTACAGAATATGCAGGTGCGGGCGGGAACAGCGCGCAACTATAAGAGCAAGACGCAGCGCGATTATGAAAAGCGCTTTGCAATCTACAACGAAAAATTGCGCCCGATTATTCTGGCTGAAGCGACGGCAACGCTGCGCAACATTGAGGTGGCGATAATTGATAAATACGGCCGCCCAGTGAAAAACGGCAACGTCGTCCAAACCGAGGTTAAGCTGCTCAATGAATATCGGTGGCCGGCGCAAACCAAAACCGAACCTGTAGCCGCAATACCGCGCAAGCGCGTTCCCAAGGCTAAGCTAGAACAGGCGGCCGCTATCATCGCCAAAGTGCCGCCGGAAGAGCTGGCGACGTTCCTTGCCAAGTTTGGCTTGTCTCTATCGCTCGCCGCGTCCATTGCGTCATTGGACAATGCCGAAATGATCGCGCGTCAGTTTTTGCGCGCAACACTCTAATCAGGAGAAAAGACCATGACAAAAGCAAATTGGAAAAACATCAAGCGCGCCATCCGCGAAAAATATGAGTGGCCGGGCGGCTATCCATTGTTTATCGCCATGCGCGACGGCGAAGCGCTGTCTATTGACGCCGCGCGCGCCAACTGGCGGCACATTTGCCGGGCATATGTAAGCGGCGACATGCGCGATAGCTGGTATCCAGCCGAAGCAATGGTGAATTGGGAAAACCCCGACCTATATTGCGCCCACACTAACAATCGAATCGAAAGCGCCTATGCCGATGACCAGTGAACCAAAGCCAATCTGGCAGGCGATAAAGCATCTGCGCGACGCGCTGATCGAAGCTGAATGGGAAGGCGACGCCGGCTTAGCGGCCGGCTTGCGCCAGCAAATCACGCGGCTTGAAATGCTGCAATCATACGGAGAAACGCACGATGTTGAGCATTGAAATAGAGATAGACCAGCTAGAGGCGCTGCTAGACCATCTTGCCAAGCAAGAACGCACGCCGCTGCTAGACGTGGCCTATAAAACCCTACAAGACGCCCATACAAACGCGGCGGAAGAATACTGGACTGAAAAGTGGAGCGGACTCTAATGACCTATCATATTGAATATGAGCTAGACGAGTTTCAACCGTGGCCGGGAATGGCCATCTATGCCTATGGCGTGGCGACCATAACCTATAAATGGGAAGGCCGCGACCGCGACACTGGCGACGACGCCGGGCCATACGATATAGAGCTGGAACATCTCACAATCAGCGCCGACAAGGCTAGAGAGCCCGACCGCTGCATAGAGCAGACCGATCCACTCTTTAGGCAGGTTGAAGCTATCCTATGCGCCAGCCGAGACGTGTATGCAGCCTGTAAGGAAGATTATGAAGAAAACTGACCTGATAGCCTTTGCCATCGGCGCAGCGCTGGCGATACCCGCGCTCGCCCTATTCGTAACATATCTACTGGGGGGCCTATAATGAGCCGCATGAAGGATTATTTTGAGTTTAGCCAGCTCTTACATTGGCTGTCCAACGAGGCGCTTAACATCCTGTTAGAGACAGAGCAGGACGATTACCGCGCCAAGATCATAATGAACGAGTTGGAGAAGCGCGGACATGCTACGGCTTGACCTTGACACCGAACCCGGTGGGGTCATGACCCGCTGGAAGGTCGGAGAGGGGCTGTCACTGCATCGGCGCGACGGCTCGCTCATAATGAGAATCCATGCGCCCTATGCTGACGAGCGTTCTGTCGTCACGGCGGCGCACGCCCTCAACTTTATGTTCAAGAGTATCAAAAATGCGAAAGCAAGAGATGATCGAGGAGATTCAAGAGCTGATAGAGGAAACAGCCCGGAATCATAACCTATCAACCGAGGCCCTGACCGGCCACAACCGCCGCAAGGGGGTCATCTGGCCCCGGTTCGAGATCATGTGGCGCGCCAGGCATGAGTTAAACGCACCGCTCCAGCTAATCGGGCAGGTGCTAGGGGGCCGCGACCACACGACCATCATGCACGGGATCAAACGCTATGAAAATCGGTGAAGCAATGGCAATCTTACTGGCGGTGATGATTGAATTGATTTTGGGGATCAAGTGATGACGTTCGAAGAGCAATACGAGGCCATACAGGCCGTGATACCCGACCTACCGCGCGACGAGCCGGTCTATGAAGTGAATCCGCCCCTATGGGCGTTTTGGCGGGCCGTGCGACCCATGGCCGAGCCGAATCCGGTGCTAACCGAGCAAGAGATTGTGCGGCGGCTTGATCTGATGTATATGGGCCATGGCGTCTGCTAGACGCCCGTTTTCCTCCCTATGGTGACTGGCCGGCGCAAGCCGGCCTTCTTTTTTAGTAGCCAAGCATCGCCCGCAGCCGATTCACCAGCCCGTCGCTCAAAATCGTCGATTGTGGGATAAAACGCGACGGCAAGACAGGCGCAGAGCCAGCGATAGGCCGCGACGCCTGAAACCGGCGCATACGCTCTTGCTCATCCAGCAGCCGCTTAACAGGGTCGTCGGGATACGCTTGCTGTATGGCCTGCTCGTACTGGGGCTGCGTGTAATAATAGTTAGACCCGGCTGGCGCTGGCATCGGCTGATTGATTCGCGCCATGATTCCGGCGATTTGATCTTTGAAATCCATGTCCTCATCCATCGGCCCTGGGGCGTTTGGATAGGCCATTTTGTTTTGCTCATACCGCAGGCGCTGCATCTCAGGGCCGTATTCGACCCCGCCAGCCAAACGTGCTAAGACATTCCCCTCCAATTCTTTGGCGGTCAGTCTGCCTCTAGGTTTATTAGCCATGAACGAGTCCGAATTTGAACGCCGCCTGAAGGCGCTCCAGCAAGAAGTATCCGAGTCCTATCTTAAGGGATACAACGAGGCTAGGCAACGCGCCCAATGGACTATAGCGGCGGCTGTCGACGAGAGCACCCGTCTACGGAACGCGCTCGAATGGGCGCTAGACGAGGTGCAGGACGAAAGCCGCCGAGTCCGTATTCTAGCAGCAATGCACCGGCGGCAACCAACCAATCACGAACGAGACTGACCATAGCCTAGGCCCTCCAGCAGCTCGCGGGCCGTCTCATGGGCCTGACATAGGCCGTCGACGATCTCCGGCGGACACTCATCATCCCCCGGAGTGGATGCCCAGTCCAGATATAAATCAAGCTGGTCGGTCAAATTCGCCAAGACGTTCAGGATATTAATTTTTAAGTGCGACGACATTATCTTTCCAATCCGGTTCGACCATGTTGCGTAGCTTAGCCTTAGGCAGTGACGCTAGGTCAGGCCGCACGAATATGTGCCGCTTGGATTTGTATTCAGGCGAGCTGCATAGCCCCTTGTCAATCCACCCGGCTTCTTTCAGCGCATGAAACAGCGCTGGCTGAACGATTCTTGTCCGTAGATTATCCGGCGCAGCCTGCGACAGCTCTTTAAGGATGATGTGCCATGGGCCAGATATGATGTCAGTCTTGAATGGCGACTCCTGCTTCTCAATCAAGTGATGGATATAACTCTCCGCGTTGCTCATGCCGGTATAGATCAAGCGCTGCTTGTATTCTGTCGCAAACGGGATTGCTTTCGGGTTGAACTGCGACACGTCACGCGAACGCAACCAGCCCGCGACGGCTTCAAATCCACCGGCCTTATACCAGTCCCAGATCCGCGTCGTTTCTTCCGGCGTCATCTTCGGCGCGTCAGACCAAACGCAGAACCAGCGCCGGTCATCGCTGTCGAGCGTTATTGGCATGGATTCGTTCGTGAACGCCAGCATGAAGATCCGATTAGGCATCTCGAACGGATGCAAGCCTTTGCGGTTAACTGTCAGCATTTCCGGCGGCGCGGCGATGATCGGCTTGAGCTTGTTAGCCAGCGCCCGACGTTCTTTTGCTTCCGGCTCTTTCAGCTCGTTCAGCACCATGATCTCAGTCTGATAATGGTAGCCGAAATCGCTGTTGATCTTATTGCTGTCGATCACCGCGACGTTTCTCATGTGCTCGCCGCCAACGGCCCAGAGCAGCGGATACCACATAGTGTCCTTGCCGATGCCGCCGTTGCCGCCGTGCAGGATCGCGTGGTTAATCTTCGTGCGCGGCTGCTGTGCCTTCACGGCCATCACGTTCCAGATATGCTCAAGCTCGCGTTCGTCCGGCACGAGACGACGGCAATGATCCAGCCAAAGCGTCGGATCCCCCGCGTCGACAACCTCCGGCCTGGCGTCGCGCCAGACATTGCCATAGACAAGCCCATCGCGCGCGACTTTCCATTCGTCACCGGCAGCGTAGGTCATGCCTTTTAAAACATAACCGCCTTGACTCTCGCGCTGTTCGTCATACCAAACTGACGCCTCAAGCCGACGCGGCTTTTCGCCTGTGGACTTGCACTCGACATGCCGAAAGATCGCGTTGAACGCGCGGCGGCTGATCTCTTGGCCTGTCTTATGATCAAAATAACCGTCGTCGTCGACGACATATGCGAAGCGTTTATGCCATGTGGCGCGATCTTCACGCCCAGCTTGCTTGTCATTTACTTCTTTAACTCGTTTGGCGGCTTCGTCAGGAAATTTTTCGGTCGGCGTCAGCGCGCTAATCTTGCTGGTGTAGTCGGCAATGAGATCGTCTCGCAGGCCGGGAATGGTGCGCGGGCCGCCTTGTTCCGATACCCAATCGCAAAAGAACTTGCTATCAAGATGCTCGCAATGAGCGTGATAGCAACAGAACGAACGATCTTGCGGCTTATATCGCGCTTCAATCTGTCCATCTGTGTGACCTTCGTGATTCGGGCAGACAACGCCGCACCAGCCTTCCGCATTTACGCCAGACGTAACAAGGCCGTTTTCGCTCAGCCACGCCAGAACCGTGTCGTTGCCGGTGTCCTTTACGCGGAACGTAATACGCTGCGCGTTACCGACTTCCGCCGGCGTCACGCCAAGCGCCGCGCAGATCTCCGCGAGCGTATATTCTACTTTGTTAAACTCCACCTCACGGCATACGAACGCCTCGCGTTTCGGCTTGACGTTTACGGAACCCGGAAGACGACAGTTACGCACGGCGTTAGTAGCACCAGGATCGGTATAGCCAGCTTCAGCAATAGCGGTAAGAGCTGCACAATGTTCCTCCACGGTCGGCTGCTCGGCGTAGGCATACCAATATTGATAGTTGCCGGGGCTCGTCTCGACGATAGCGGTCGGCTGCAATGGCGGGACTTTTGACTTCGTGCCGATGTCGTCCAGCATCATAAACAGGACGTGCGTGCAGTTCGCCACACTGGCGGAAGGCTTGCCCTGCATACGATCCATAATGAACGAGCCGGTGTTAAGAAACCAGCTCTCGCCTTCCTTGCGCTTGTGCTTCGGCAGATAAGCAGGCCAAGTATATTTAGGCGAGCCGTCCTTGTGCAGCTTGCCGGTGTCGATCTGCTTAACAATAAGCGCTGTCTCGCCATCCGGGGCGAGTCCGGTAAAATAATCAAACAGGGACATGTTTTTGCTCTTCTTGCACGATTTCGATAAATTCAGCCGAGCCGGCGTAATTCCAGCCGCCGTCTAGCTGCCAACGAATGTTACGCAAATGACCGCACGCAAACGCATTGAGAAGCCATGACAGCACGCGCGGATTCATGCGCTCGCCAGCCTCAATAAAATCTAGGTAATGCTCGCCCTTCTTCTGGCGCGGCACGACGATCACGCCGCACTCGTTCGGCTTCATCCAAATCGGGATCTGTTCGAACTGTAGCCAGCCGCAATGAAACGTCTGGCACGGGTCATGCGGGCGGTCGTCATAGACCGCGCAGCCCTTGCCGGTCTTGTAATGACACGGCCTGCCAGGCCAGAAGTCATGGCCAAGCGCGCTTCCGCTAACCCAACCTTCGCAACATTTGTTGCATCCGTCACACGCTCTCATTTGCCATACCTTCCCATAATGGTTGCTTCTACTTCTAGCGGTAGTCCTTCCGCCCATGCAGGGGGCGTTGTCATCACTTCTTCTAGGAGCGCCTTCGCCTCTTCGGGCCGATCAGACTCCAGAACAATTTCATCGTGAACATGCAACACAACGTCAGGCAGACGGCGCAGAGCCTCACGTAGAAGATCATGGGCGGTCGCTTGTGTGACGTTCTCGCAAGCCAGCCCGCGCCAGAGTCGACCCCGAGGCCACTCTTTAGCATCCGCCGCAGGCTTCCAAGACGCCTTTGAATAGGTGATCGAACCATCTTCTTCGAACTTGGCGTTAGGATAGCAAAGCACGCGGCCAGAAGGCAGAGCATACCAAAGGTGCTGACGGTCGGCCAAGTATTTTATCTTGCCGGCTTCAAAGATCTTACCCGGATTGCGCAGCGCACGAATGTAAGCAACTTCAAGATCCGCCCAAAACGGAACCGACCACGGGTTAGCGCGACGCCAGGCGTCAACCATGCGCTTTGCTTCAGGCTCCGGCAGATGCAGACCATAGACGCGACCCATTGCCGCAAACGCACCGACGCCTCCGCCGAATCCGCACGCAAGCTCTTGAACTTTACCGACTTGGCGTTGTGACTTGTCTACTTCGTCATACTTGACATGAAATGTAGCCGCAGCGTTCACAATATATGGGTCAAGCCTGTCACGAAACGCCTGTAACTTATCCTCACCTCTGCCGGACAACCACGGATTAACGCGGCCTTCGATGGCCGACCAATCCGCGACGACGAACTTCTTACCTGTCTCTGGTATCAGGGCGGGCCGTAGCATCCCACGCAGAACGTCGGTGACACGGCGTCCATACTTAGGCACGACGGCATGGCCGCGAACCATTGAATGCCGCACCGCTTCGGGGTCTTTAGCGCATTGACGTGTGAAGTTGTGGACTTGCGCACCATACGAGGAAGCGCGCCCTGTGGCTGAACCGCCTGCAAAAACGAAAGCCCCTCTAACACGGCCATCAGCACAAGCAAGACTATCAAGACGATTAAATTTAGCAACAGAAGACGCCCAAAGATCGTCCGCGCATTGTATGACTTCTCTGACATCGGGAGGCACCTCTTCCGGGTCGTCTATGGCCAGTAGGTTGGCCCGAACTGACTTGTCGATTGAGACTTTACCGTCACGTTCCATAAGTTTACGTGCTTCGGATCCGACACGTTGTTCAACCCAATCGCGCATACGGGGACTTCTGACCGTCTGAATTTCTCCATTGGTGACGGTCTTAACCGTAGCTTCAATCTCTTGAAGTTCGTCAGCCGCATACTTGACCGCCGCGCGGCATAGACGCTGATCGACAAGAACGCCACGATCATTGATGCGCTCGTTAACATGGTAATCCTCCAATTCTTCTGGCGTCAGTTCCCGCATGGCTTTGCTGGCGGCGCGCATCGTTCTAACGTCTTGCTCGCAGTATTCGATAAGTTCCGGTATGAGATCATCACGGTATGGAGGAATGCAGCAAGCACGAACCAGAGCAGCACCACGATGATCTTTGCGCATTTCAGTTCCGGCGAATCGTCCGACATCTTCTAGGCTCCCTGGTGCACAGTTCACCCGCGCTTGTGCTGCGGTGCAGTAGAATTGTTCTAATGGTATGTCCATCTTCAGCACATGCCAGAAGATCAGACGCTCAAACGCCGCATTATGAGCGCGGATCTGACTCTTGATCGGCGGCATAGGTTCGCCCGGCCGCCATGTTTGCACGGCCGCGTCGTCGTAGGCCCATGACATGCAAATGACTTGCGTGGACGGATGACGGGCGTAATTATATACGCCCGCCGTCTTCAGATCGCATTCCGATCTTGTCTCCATATCTACCCAAATCATTCGGCTTCTGTCCCGTAATGGTAACCAAGGTATTCGCCGTTCGGGCCGTTATAGACGGTCATGTTGCCGACCTTTGGCGCGCTGATCTGGCCGTAGGGCGTGTAATAGAACGATTCGTTTGGATAGCTTAATTCGGTTGCGACTGGCCCGTCTGGGCCGCCCCAGACTGAGATCTCTTGAGCTGCTGCTGATGACGATACGAGCGCGAGGCAGAATATGATTCTAACCATGACACAAACACTCCCGATGCTAGGCCAAAGCCGTAAAAGAACAGATACAGCGACAGATCTTCAATCATTCCTTCTTCTCCAAAGCGGCGCGGGCGGCGTCACGCCCTTTTTCAAACCCGTCCATGTGGGCAAGGGTAAGACACTCGTTCAAGTCAGCAACTTCCGCTTCAAGTTCCGCGATGCGGGCTTTCAAGGCGTCAACATCCACCGCCAGACGATGCACGGCGATCATCTTTTCCAACTCCGCAATCCGCGCCTCTTGCTTGCGGATCAGGCTCATTGCCGCGTGGCAAGCGCCAGCCTCGCCCGTGTAGCCTTTGGCGTTGAGCCAATCTTCGACGTTCACAAGGTCGGGGTAGGTGTTGGTGTGGTCAGTCATGTGGTATCCTTTTCGCCACGCGGCCAAAGTCCGGCGGTATGTTCGTGCATTTCATCTTCGACGCCTTGCGGCGGATCTCGCAGAGCGCTGACGTGACCTGTTTAGGTGTCTTGCCTAACTGCTTTGCCACCTGCACATGGCTCAAGCCTTCTTTTATCAATCGGACAATCTCAGACTCGAAAAAAGAAAACCCGTCAGCCGACTTATTTTTATGCACGGCGATCTTACGCTCTAAAGGCTCCAGCGACGACGGGTCGGCTAAACCTTTCTTGTGCGCGTAAAGCACCGTCGTATGATCGCGCTTAACATATCTCCCAACGCCAGCATATGACGCATTCGGGATCTCTTCCATGCAGCGGAATATAAATTCCCGCCGCGCCTGCGAGATATGCTTTAGCTGCGATACTCCGAGGATCGACTTGTAAGGCACCTTATGCTTGAACGCGACCTCGCTCATTATCTTCCGATAGGATGGGGGCAAACCGCTTGTCGCGCCGGGTATATATTCAGCGTTAACCGCAGCCTCTAGCACCACACGCTGTTGCGGTGTCAGTTCGGGCTCAGACTCCAGCACGCGCAGCGCCCGCGTTGCCACGCGAAGCCTATGCTTGCGCGCTTCTTTGGATTGTGATGGGGGTTTGCGTTTCGGGCCGTCATAACCCGCGTAGGGAAACAGATAAGTCATCTAAAAAAGACGGGGGTTATTAGCCCCCGCCCTCCCTATTATCAGCCGCGACGACGACGGCCGGTGTCACCAGCGGAGCCATCGACCGATTCGGCCGGCGCACCGTCGAGCGAAATCCAGTCGATCACGTCAAACACCGGAGTGTAGACGCGGCCGTAGGACTTATGCTGATAATATTCCGAGCCGAGTTTCACGACGGCCACAGGCGCGTCCTGATCTTTCTCGACCTGATCGGCAACCTTCATGGCGAGCTGGTGCATAGCGCGCTTACCGCCAACGGACGTGACCGTATAGCGGGCTTCCGTGCCAGCATCCTCACCATCAAGGCACTTGACACTCATGCCGACCTGCGGCTCCCAACCGCGCTTAGCGCCGGGCGGGGGCACGTCCAGTTCGGGAAGCGGTTCCGTAATGGACACCATCTTCTCGCCAAGCACCTCGCCTTCGCCCCACGCAATGAAACCGTGGACAAACGAGAACGGATTGACCGCCCAGCGTCCATCTTTGTCGATCTCAGTCTGATCCGCGCCGTAAACCCAATGGCCGGTCTTATCCATTTTCAGGATGACCGAACCAACGCTGGCGTCGGTGTCGAGTTTACGCAGCGACTCAGCCAGAGACGCAGCGGTGGGGAGATTGGCGTTGCCGAACTTCACGATATTAGACATTACTTTACCTCAAGTTTAGAGAAGGCAGAACGAATGTCCTTGCCTATTGTAAGCACCGCCGGCCGGGGATCGCTCTCCGGCGCGATTGTGTTACCTGTTGAGACTGCGACGACGAGATCTTTCGGCAATTCAAGCTTATGCTTCTTCAGCACTTTCTCGACCTGCGCCGGTGATTTTAGTTCCGTCACAATCAATTCTTCGGAATCAAGTCCCATTTGCTCAAGAGCTTCGCGCGCTCCTTCAGCATTAACCCATTGGCGAGTGGCGCGCTTGGGGACGAGCTTCCATCCGTCAATCGGCGCGTTGTTTTCCAGCATCGTCTGGGCCAGTTCACGCACGCTTTTAGCCCACTCTTCCGCAAGGATCGCAAACGCCAGAGCATTGCCGACTTTCTCCACATCAATGGCTTTAACCTTCGTCGCGACAGCGCGCTCAAGCTGACCCGTCAGCAGCGGACAGACAGGCTTACCTGCGCACCAACGGCAATGGTCGCCAGCTTCAAATTTAGGATTAGGGCGAAACGACGCTTGCACGGCGTCATACAGCGTGCGCTCGAACGCCTTAATGCGGCCGGGCGTCGTCACCCAACGCTTAACATAAGGCGGCTGCACGATGACAAGTTCAATCTCGTCAACGCCTTCAAAGACCCAGCGCAGTTCTTCCGTCCGCATTCCTGCGGCGGCGTAGAACATAAGCTGTTCATTTTCTTCGGCGTCTACCGCAACGCCATCCCCAAACTTCCAGTCGGTGACTATCGCACGATTGCGTATACGGCCAAGGAGATCAGTAGAACCGTAAACTCCGGCGAGAAAGTCGTTAAAATGGACCTGCACCTCCGTAACAAACTCAAGCTCATTATTAGGGTCGATCTGATTAAGTGAGTCAAGAGCAAGGATTAACTTCTCATTGTCAGGATAATCTTCAACCTTAGCACCATGCGACAAGATCATGTGCATGGCGTCATGCAGACGCGAGCCTTCTTCGGCATAACTGCTTGTTGGCTTGGGGGGTAGTTCCGCTTCAAGCTTACGTGAACCGTGGCATTTGATGCGGCGCTTGGCGGTCGAACCGCCGACAATATTGCTGTGTGCCATTACCTTACCTTTCAGTGATTCGACACTAGACAATTTTTTATTTTCATGCAAGAGATTTTTTTATGCTTGAAAAAGACATCGAAAAATATCTTGTGAAATGCGTCGCGCAAGCTGGCGGCAAAGCCTATAAATTTGTCTCGCCATCGAATCGCGGCGTATCCGACCGAATTGTCTGCCTACCAGACGGCAGCACGCATTTCATAGAGTTAAAACGTCCCGGCGGTAAAGTATCGCCGCTTCAGTTAATGTTCGCGCGTGAAATGATGACGCTAGGCCAGAGCTATGACGTGCTGTGGTCTAAAGAAGAAGTTGACAAATGGATCTCAGACCATACCAACACGAAGCCGCCGACTTCCTCTTCAGCCGCGACCGGGCCATGATCCTTGCGCCAGTCGGCGCGGGCAAGACAGCGATTACGCTAACGGCAATGTCGGACATGACCAGCAAAGGTCATTGCGACCGTTGGCTTGTGTTAGCGCCAAAGCGCGTATGCACCGACGTGTGGCCTGTCGAGCGGCCTAAATGGGCCGAACACATGAGCATGGCCGTCGCTGTCGGCACGCCAGCGCAACGTAAGAAAGCGTTCGCCGCTGACGTTGATATAGTCGTCACCAACTACGACAACATCCCGTCGATTGACCCTAAAGACTTTGATGGCATTGTATTCGACGAGCTGACGCGGTTGAAAAACCCATCCGGCAAGCGGTTCAAGTTTCTGCTCAAGATTCTCGACCAGTTCAAGATCCGTTGGGGCTTGACGGGATCGTTCACATCAAACGGCCTAGAAGATGTGTTTGGACAATGCAAGGTCGTCGACCAAACGCTGCTAGGCCGCAGCAAGGGCGCGTTTCTACAGCAATATTTTTACTGCGTGAACCGCGATTTTGGCCAATGGGAGCCGCTGCCGCAAGCGCTGCCGAAGGTCATGGAGACGATTAAGCCGGCGACATACGTGCTGGAGCCTGGCGAGTATAAGGATAAGTTGCCGCCGTGCCATGTCGTGCAAATCCGTTGCGATCTGGAAGACCGCACGCCATACGAGAACATGAAGAAGGAATATGTGCATGAAGAGATCACGGCTCCTACCGCCGCCGTTGTTACGCAAAAACTACAACAAATCTCCTCAGGCTTCGCTTATGATAGTCAAGGCATTCCTCAGTGGTATGGGCGTCAAAAGTTCACGACGCTGGCTGAAATAATAGACGAAAACCAACGAGATAACACCATCATCGTCTACAATTACAAAGAAGAATTAGCAGAATTACAGCGCTCGTTTAACGTCACGACAATCGACGCACCAAACGCCGTCGAGCGCTGGAACGCCGGCGAGATTGAACTATTGGCGATTCACCCCAAAAGCGCTGGTCACGGGCTCAACCTTCAGTTCGGCGGCAACAAGATCGTCTTTCTGTCGCTGCCGTGGTCACTGGAGCTGTTCGAACAGACAGTCGGCCGTCTGCATCGAAGTGGCCAGACGCGCGATGTATGGTGTTATGTCATCATGTGTAATAAAACTATTGACCAAAGAATCTTTGATGCGCTATACGACAAAAAGGCGTTGGCCGATTTGGCATTGGAAGAATTAAGATGCTGACACAAGACTATATAAACAGCGTGTTACGTTACGACGACGGAAAATTGTTCTGGAAACAGACAATGAATCAGCGCGCGTTTGCCGGCAAATTTGCCGGTGCGCTACGTGCGCGTGGCGATTATTTAGATATTCAATTAAAAGGTAAAAAATACAGACTGCACAGGCTTGTTTTCTTTATGTTTAATGGTTGGTGGCCTACTGTTGTAGACCATATTGACGGCAATACGTTAAACAACAGAATTGAAAATTTACGTGCCGCAACACAACTCCAAAACATATATAACAGCCGCATTCGCAAGCGAAATACAAGCGGACATAAAAATGTAAGTTGGTCAAAACGCCACAAAAAATGGATTGTTACTTTGATGTTTGATGGCCGATCAAAACGATTTGGCGCATTTGAAGATTTAGAGTTGGCTGCGCTCGTTGCAACGGAGGCGCGAGACAAATATCACGGTGAGTTTGCGAGGCACAAATGACCGAGCCAATGACGTGGAAAATGTTAAATGATCGGCTGGCCGATCTAACGGAACAAGAGGTCTTAGATCTCTTGAAGGAAGAACAGCGTCACGCCCGGCGCTCGACTATCCTTGTGCGCCTGCATCAGCGTTACACTGTGCTGCGCATGTTAAGAGAAAGGGCGGCCATCATGGAGATGATAAATGAACCCTCAAGAACTGCTGTATGAAGCTGCTAAGATCATTGACCAGCGCGGTCAGGGATACGGCGGCATAGAGAACAATTTCCAGCTTGCGGCCGATCTGGCCACGCTGCGTCTGGGGCGCGAGTTTCACCCCTACGAGATTGCGATTATTCTGGCTTGCGTTAAGAACGCCCGCGCGTTTGCGTCGCCTACTCACATGGACAGTCATGTTGACGCGGTGAATTATGAACTGTTCGCTGCGACGTTTGCTGAAGATTACGCGCAGGTGCGGGGTCTTCAGGACGTGTCGTATAGAGCTAAGAAAGACTTAAAGGCGGCACGTGCGGCGAAGCTGGCCGTAGTCGACGACAAGTCTAGCAACAGCGCTGTCGTGGGGGAGAGCGCGTAACTCTTTGGCCGCTTTGGTTTGGAGTTCGGCCGAATAGTCGACCAGCGGGGGGCACCTGCTGGTCGACTGACAACCGCTAAAACTTGCCAGCATCAAGATCAGCGGCAGTTTCATCTTTGGTTTTAGGTTTTGCAACCTGTCCCCTTCAATCCTGATACTTAGAGCCGCCCGTGACGTTCCAGTCTTTAGCGGCGACAAGGCCCAGACCGACAAGCGCCGTCTGAAGATCATCCCAGTTCACAGTCTTCGTCTGCCAAGCGTGCCACAGCACAGTAATAAGGGCCAGAACGCCGCTAAAAGTCGTGTAGGGGTTATTTACCATCTTATTTCCTTCTGCAAAGTTGCCGAACCAAGTCCTGAATCTGGGGGTCGCTTGTCAGAGCAACAGCAAGCATCTGGTTAAAACGGGCTTGGAGATCGTCGTCGGCAGGGGGAGCAACGGGATCTTGCGCAGCGATAAGGGCGGTGCGGTATGCATCCGCAATCTGCGCGATCTCTTTGGCGCGATCAGTCCCGTTAATGATCCGCCGCGCGTTGATGTAATCGCGCTTATTGTCGTTGATATAGTCGTCTAGTTTTTTGCCAGTGAACAGCCCTTTGGTCATGCCGTCGAACAGCACGAACAGCGACGATTCCCATTCCAGCGCCTTGTCTGGCGTCTTCTCTAGCCCGTATTTGGCGTAGTTGTCACGCCAGGTTAGCTGCACGAGTCCGCGCCCGTAGTAGGGCCAATAAGGCTTAGACTTTAGATAAGCCGTAGAGCCATATTCTTTGATCGGCTGCATCGTGTGCGCCGTCTCCCATTTGACGGTCGCAAGAACATACGCCAACTGGTCAAGACTGACGGTCGAGTAGTTGATGATGTTTTCCATGCCTTCGACTTGGCCCTGCGACAGTTTGCCGCCGAACAGGCTGTTACGCACATCGTCGAAGAAGATTTGGAAATTCATCGGTCAGCCTTAGTGCTTAGCAAGTCGCGGATACGATCAAGACGCTCAAACACTTGATTGAACGTAGAATTAAATTCTTCGCGGGTGATGTAACGGCCAGCGACCAGCACTTCAATAGCGGCCACTTTGTCAGCCAATTCTTTATCGGCTTCCTGAAGATCCTTAACCGCCGCCCAAACGGTGTTAAGCGTCCAGCCGCCCAGCACGCCGATCACGCCAATGGCCACATCAAAAAGAACTTGGTATTCAACCATCATCATCTCGCCATCGCGTTACGGTTTTCACGCTCACCTAAAGCATTCTGAATCGTTACAATACCAGTAATCTCAGGGGAAATTTTACGAACATCTTTAGAGACTGCCTCGCCGCGTTTACGGATAGCTTCGCCGGTTTTTTTAGTTTTCTCTGCGTAAGCTATAGCTTCTTCGATAACTTGCGCCGTCTGTTGCGGGTCAAGCATCTCAGTGGCGATCTGTATAGCCAACTTTTTGCTGACCCGGCGTTCAAGGGCGGTCATAACTTTATTGGCAAAATTAAAAGTTCGGTCCATAAGATTGATGTGCGGCGCTTGAACAGCTTTGCCGGCTTTTGGCCCCGCTTGCGCTGCGTATTGCGCCATGCGATCCGCTTCGGCTTCGCGTGCGAGATCGGCGCGGATAGCCTCAACCTTGCGCACCTCTTCCGGCGTCAGCACGTCGGACAGTTTTTCAAACCGTGGCGCGCCTTCCAGCGACCGTTTAATTGTCTGCGGAGCCTGCTCAACCGCCGTGGCGAAAACGCCTGCGCGCTGCGGCGCAGTTTCGGCTAACGGCGACAAAAGTTTGTCTTCAAGATATTGGCCGATCTCCATACGGTTAATTGGGCCTGATCTTTCTGCAAATTTAGCGCGCGCTTTCTCATACAGCGGCGATTTTTGTTTAAGAAACCCGATAAATTCGCCGCGTGTTTTAGCAATCGCAGCGGCTTCAGATGCGCCGATACCAAACCGTTCAGGATTACGGATAAGATCGTCCATCGCCAGTTTAAGATTGTGTAGGCTGGCTATAGGGTATTTAGCCTGCGTCGCCGGTATAGTTGACTTAAGCGGGTTACCAAACTCGTCTAGAATAGGCGAGGCCACAATTTCTTCAGGTTTGGTTTTGCCAATCTGGAATGTTTGTCCGCGTTCTGCTGATAGTTCCTCGGCGCGCGCAAGCGCTTTATCCATAGAAGGGCGCGTCAAAAGTTCCGTAAACTCCGGCGTTTCTGTTATCGGCGCGCCGCGTTCGGCGGCTTTATATAACGCGCCGGCTTCTTTTCCGCGCGCTGTTATTGCCGCTTCAAGTTGCGGCTCAGTCCCCGCAACGGATTTAAGCGTAGTCAGCCTAGCGGCGGCTTGCTGTTTAGCGCGCCGTAAATATTCAGTGGGTAGATTCTCGGCCGCTGTCTCGCCTAATTGAGCAAACCGCGTAACGCCTGTCGGCGCGGCGGCCTGCGCGGCGGTCGGCATGGACCCCGGCACAAGTTGCGCCTGCGGGCTGCGAAGCGCCTGCACAACCTGCGGCCCGCGCCCTTCAGTTGCCTCAAGATAAGTCGCATATCTTGGCGCTAAAGCATTTCTCGCAAACTCATACCCGCCCGCCGCCATCGAAAACGGCGCTTGGACAGCGCCAGCCAAGGCGTTAGCCGGCGACGTTGCCTCTGACAGCGCCCGCAAACCGGGGCGCTTGAGCATACCGCCAGCGCCGCCAGCGACGGTTGATATGTCCGCCAACACGCCGACTGGATCAGTGCGCAAAGTCTCAAGCGCCGCCTGCGGAGAGCCGTATCGTTCGGCCGCGTAGCCGCCAATAGCTTTGGCCGTCTGGACAGGACTAAGCGCTGCCGCGCCTAAAGCCTTAGCCGTCTCAACCGGGCTTGTCGCGGCTTCGTAAACGCCCTGCGCAAATTTAAGCGAACTCTCCGGCACGTTGCCGATCATGGACTCGACGTAGCCAAGCGCCTCTTGCGGAAGGCTCGTGACTCCGCCGCGCTCGCCCGGCATACCCTCGCCGTTAGACAAACCAAAATGCGCCGCTATCTCCGCGTCTGTGTAGCCAGCCTTGCGCGCCTCTTCGGCGGCGGGCTGCGAAAACAGAAAACGCCGGATCTCGTCATCCGAATATCCGGCTTTTCTAGCGGTTTCAATTTTGGCTTTGAACTCGGCCATTATTTGAATATCTCGTTAAGCGAAGGACGACCGCCAGCCGCGTCCGCCGCAGACTGACCAGTATTAGCATACTTCATAAGGCGCTGCTTGAAACTCCCCCAAGCCGCCAGTCGCTGATTAACCGGGATAGACGGATTGTCGATATTTCCCGCAGTACTTTTAAAGAACTCGCGGTCTTCGTTGGATATGCCCGCACCCAATTTGCCGTTCATTTTTTGCAAAATGATGTCGTTAATTATCGGGCTAATTTTCCCGATGGCTTCCATGCCCGGCGTAGCTTTGCCAAAAAAGCCCCGTATGCCCGCCGCGCCGGCTTCAAGACCACCGCTCGTGGATTTTTTGATAAGATCGGTGATCTTGTCCTCGCCAGTCTGCGCGTTGAATCCAACAGCGTCCAGTGCTTCGGTAGCAAACCGTTTGTTATTATACGCGGCGCTACCGACAGGCGCTCCGGCAGTCGGGCGGATCTCTGACGGAATCAAGGCTCCCTGCGCCGCTGGAGCCGCTTCGCCACCAACATTAGCGCGTGTGCCGAATTTACCTTCCGGCGGGGCCATAATGGGCTGATTAGGCGTAATAAGCTCAGCCTGTCCCGTACGCGGATTTGTGCGAGTGACGAGTCCGGTATCCGGCGGCCCGGCCATGAACCCATAGTTCTGGGGCTCTGCGCCTTCTGTGCCCTTAACAGGAATAGCGCCAGCCTGCGGCGATTTTTTAGGTATAGCCACAATGCGCGTCGCGCCGCTAGGATCTTTCACCTCACGGTATTCATAGTCAGACGCCGATTTAAGCTGTTCGCGCGTCGACGCAGCATTGCTTACAAAACCGGCGAGCGCTTCAGCATCGTATTCAGGGCTAAGCATATTCTCAAATTCGGGATGCTGTTTGACAGCCATCGCCCGAAACTCAGGATACCCCCGCCCGTTATTGTTGAATACTTTAGCGCCAAAATTTTCCAGCTTTTGCAGCATCTTATCATCGCGGTCAAGCGCTTCTTTGCTTATTTCAAAATCTAACTTTCTGCCCGCGCGTTCTTCGCGTGTAATTTCCGCGCCAAGTTTTTGCTTTTCAAGGCCAAGTTTCTCAGTCTCTAACTGCCCTCGCGGCAGTTTAAGTTCTTCAAACTCACGTTGGCGCAACGCCTGCTCATTCCGAATATTCTCAGCGCTGGCCGCAGACTGTTCAGCAAGGCGGCGTTCGCGTTCAGCTTCTAACCGGCTTTTAGGCAAATCAATCTCGCCATATCGACGCTCACGCAAAGCCTGTTCGGCCCTGATATTTGCGGTGCTTGCGGCGGCTTGTTCGGCCATGCGCTGCTCGCGTTGACCGGCCAACTGCGACGCATAGATTTGCCGCGCAAATTCGGGATCTTGAGCCCAAAGACGATTAACAACTTGAGGGTCGTTTATGTTTAGACCACCAGCCATTCCGCGAATAGCTTGTTCGGCTTGTAACTTACGGCCGTATTCAGCCATTTGCATTTCGGCAAGCGCGTTCTGGCGCTGGCGATAGTCCATCGACTGAAGCTGCGCCAGCATATTGATAGGGTCAGCGCCGCCGCCATACTGCGGTATTTGACCAGCTATGTCATAACGAACGGGCATAGATCAAACCTCAAGCTGGGTAAGTGGGTGCGCCTTGAAAGCCGGCATAAGGCTGTGACGAACGGTTGAGCATATTATACGCTAAATAATTAGACGGTATAGTATTAAGCGCCTGCCCCAACGCGCCAGCGCCGCCCATGTAGCTAGAAGCGCGGGCTTGACCGACGTTCTCCATAGCCGTGCCGTAAGGATTGGCCGAAGTTAGCGCCGCCATCGTCGGAATCGCGCCAGTATAAGCTCCGGCCGTCGTAGCCCCGGCGTTAGACGCCATAGAGCCAAGATTAGCACCTGCGCCAAACCGCTGCGACATAAGGTTTGTGCCAACCTGACCCGCCAGACCCGTGGCCGTGCCAGCCGCGCCTGCGCCTGTGCCGGCCAAGTTCTGAAGCCCCTGCGTAGCCGCCGCGCGGTTAGCCATAAAGCGGTTATAGGCGTTGCTATATTCTTGGCTTCCGGCTTCCTGACCGTAACGCGTCGCGGCTTTCAGGGCCGCGCCAGACCCACGCATACCCGACGACCCAAGCGTCGACTCCATAGCGCGCTGGCCCTGCTGCATACGAAAAGCATAGCCGGGGTCCATTTGAAGTTCTTCAAACGTCGGCTGTTGCGTATACGCGCCGCCCTGACCAAACAGCGCTGCGAGCTGGTTTGTCGCGCCGGCGCCGGCGGTCATGTAGGGCTCTTGGAAGCCTATGCCTTGGCCATAAAATTCACGGCCAGCCGCCTCACCCTGACGCGCCTGTTCTAGCAGGTCGGCGCGGCCCTTGCCGTAATACTCACCAGCCGCCGCCGCGCCACGTTCGGCCATCTCGCGGGCCTGTTGCTGCGCCTGCTGCTGCGCGATTAGGCCAAACAGACCGGATGTTTGCGCCGCCTGCTGCTGCGCGCGACCGGCCTGTTGAGAGCCAAGATAGCCAAGACCGCCTGAGACTAGGCTGGTCCCGCCAAGTAGAGCCATTGTGATCGGGTCCATGATCTAACCTCAGGTCTTGATGATGTAGAGAATGCCGTAGTTCTTCGGCTTTGTTTCGGTGCCGCCGGTCGTCGACGTGTTGACAGTCAAACCAGTCGTGCTATTTCCCGTCGAAGCCGAAAAACTGCCGCTGCCCGTGCGGTATGTAGTGCCGCCCGGCGATAAGCCCGGCGACCCAAAAGATTCGACCGAATGGCTATGCCCTGGATCGGTTACTGCATGACTGTGGTTAAGATAAGTGTCTGCTGCGTAGGCACCGACTGATGGACCGACCGCACCGCTGGACGAGCCAGTCGCGTTAGTGCCGGTGCCGCGAAGGAACACACCGCGAAGATCAGGGAGATTGAATGTCGTCGAGCCGTCCCCGCTGCCCCATGTCGTGCCGATAGCGGTAAAGAGCGTCGCGTAAGTCGACCGCGATATGGCCTGCCCTTGACAAGCCAACCAACCGCTAGGTGCGGATGTGCCGGCAAAAGGGGCGATAATACCGGCCGGCGAACCAGTCAGACCGTCAACGTAACCTTTAGTGGCGGCCTGTAATGTAGTTGTGGGGGCGGCGGGCAATACAACAGGGACTGTCGTAGTCACATCCGTAGAATTTCCGGTGACTATAGTAACGCCATTAGCCTTAACAACTAAACTGCGGTCGTCTTTAACATCAATAATTGAGTTAGAAGCGTCAGCCGATATGACAGTCCGTGCAGTGCCGCCCGACGAGAACTGAATTTTACCGCTGTTATCAATATCGAGCGCTTCGGCCGGCGCAACAGTGCCAAGCCCGACATACCCCGATGAGTTGATGACAAATGGCGTCGAGTCAGGATCGGCGCTGTCTTGAACGCGCATAACGTCGCCGGTGCCGGTCTGCGTGACTTTGAGCGCCGGGCCAGCCGAGTCAGTTGAGATTGTGACGTTGCCAGACAGAACTGGCGACAGCGCTGTCGTCGGGGCGGAGATATAATCGACTGTCCATATTTCAACGTCATTAGCGTCGGTCAGCGTAAACTTATATGTCGACTCACCAAGCCAGACATTCGCTTCACCGCGAGCGTCGAGAATGACTGGATTGCTGTTCGCGGTAGCGCCCGAGCTGTCCGTATACGACGCTTGCGGCGTGGTTGTGCCGGCAACATAGGTATAGAGCTTACCGCCGGCCAAAGGAGCGCCAGCGGCGTCGATGAATTGCGTTTTAGCTGTGGGCGTTACGACGGCCATTTATCCACCTACAATACTTGTGACGGTCAAAATGACCGAGGGAATCGCGGGGACATTCCCCGATGCAGTAGTGGCCAATATTGAGACGTTCGTATTCGTCGTTTCCCAATACAGCTCAAAATAATCACCTGCGGTTAGACTTACCACGAAATTCCACGCGGCGACATAGGCGTTACTAGACCCTGATAATGTAATCTTCGTGGCCGAATCGGGCACATTCGTGCCGTTGACGCTTAACCATATGTAAACATCTTTAGAGCTAGAATTAGTGCTGATAAACTGCGCCGAGAACTGTATGTTATACGTGCCTGTGTTGTCTACATAAACACGCGAAGTAGGCGTTCCTACATAGACGCCATATTGTAATGGGCCATCATTAATTTTAGACGCGACGCTGTTCAACGTCATGGCGTAGGCTGTATTAGCCGCCGCTGCCGTTTGCGTGGTCGTATCATAATATGAGCCATATCGTCGGCCGTTTTCGACCGACACATACATATTGTAGAACCAACGATACCATTCGCGGGTGACGTAATCCGTCACCTTGTCCCAGATCGGGACACGCGCCGCCGGTATAAGCGTATTATTATCAGGCATTCGTCGGGTCCATTATGAGTTCCGCGCCCATAATGGCGATCTTGACTGGGTCAGTGCCTGATATTTCATACACGCGGTCACGAAGTTTTAATGTCATGCCCAAACGCCGCCAAATCGTGCGATAGCCTGTGCGACCAATTTGGCCCATAGACTTCCAGTGTTCGTTCGACCACGTATGGCCGCCATCATCCGACCAGCGCAGCATGACATCGGCGTTTGCACCAACGGTTATGGTGTAGTTCTGATAATTACGAATCCGCAGCGCGCTACCGGCGCGATCAAGAATAAACTCATTGTTGCGGTCGTAAATATAGGTGATGGCGTTATATTCAGCCTGCGTATAGCCTTCCAGACCTACGCCGGCTTCGCAGTCAAGTTGAAGACTATGCTGCGTTGTGCGCTTCAGATTGTTCTGGCCAGTTGGCAGCGCGCGCCAAGACCGCAGCCATTTTTGCGTCGAACCGGCTTCCGTATAAACGGTCGGATCATAGGCGTAGATACCGCCGCCAACGTAATCGCCGATGACGATTTCATTGTTGAAATTCATCTGGCAGTTGCCACGATGGCGGGTAAACTGATTGTTATCCCAGCCAGCGCGTTCATGCCATGCGCCCGTCGCCACGTCATAAACCCATGTCGTATTGGCGGTCGGAAAATTCAGAACATAGAAGCTATGGCCGTCTTGCTGGTAGGTGTAGGCCACGGCGTCTGAAAGCGTCGCGTATTGCTGAATCTGCCATTCGACAGCGTGCGTCGATACGCGCTCACCGGAATAGCCTTTTGACCGATAAACAATACCGTTACCACGAGCATCCGCGCCCAGCCAGAACAAGCCATTGTCCAACTTGGCCACAGAATAGGCCGCAAGACAGCCAATCTCGTTAAACGCGCCTTGAACACGGGCAAGCGGAAAGTCCGGCGTGCCGGCGTTATACCAGACTTCGACTGAGTTCTGACCAAACAGCCAAACCTCGCGGTGGTCAACGATCAGCGTGACAAGGTTATCCGGCGAGCCTTCGGCGCTAGCGAAGTCGAGCGCGTCAATAGACAGACCGTTATAAGACGCCGTGACCCAAAACTTTTGGCTGTTAGGCTGGTTAAAGACAAAATAGCCGTCAAGAAACCCAACACCAACAGCGCCAGGAAAATCAGGATCAGTGATCTCGCTGAAGAACGGCGAGAATGTCAGCGTAACGCCGGAAGCCGTCGCCGTGGCGTTAGCCGACAGCTCAAACGTCGTGCCGTCGGTTATGCTGGAAACAGTCGTCGAAGAAGGTACGCCGGAGCCCGTTACAGGCTGGCCAACCCATATGTCGGCAGTGCTAGTCGTCGTAACTGTGGCGTCGCCGTTGGTTGTGTTACATTCAAGCGTAAAGTCGCTGTTATTATAAATGTAACCGTTAGCGCCGGCGGCTATGAATAGCTGCGTGCCATTGTCGACCATGTTGACGTTGCTGACCCCGGCGACCGTGCCAAGTTCGTGATATGACCAGTCGGTGTCGACACGATATAGTTTGGTGCCCGCAACAGCATAGCCATACCCGCCGTATTGCCACAGCCCACGAATAGGGCCGGTTGGAAATATGGCCAATGAACGAAGCCCTGGCGCGCGCTGTAGCCATGCCGCCTCTTTGCCCCCCTCTGGTATAACCTCTGGGTAAAGATTAACGCACCTACTATCCGCGGCATTTGGGCTTCGAGTTACATAACTACTTCCCAAGATGGGGGTCTTCATGGTAAAACCTCCGCAGTAAAGGAGGCAACATGCTGACGGTTCAAATTCTCAAAGAAGAACTTACTTACGATCCCGATACAGGCATTTTTACCCGTAAAGACACAGGGCTTATTGCCGGGGATCAGATGAAATCTGGATACTGGCGCGTATCCGTTAAAGGCCGGAGATATAGCGCGCATAGATTGGCTTGGCTTTATATGACTGGTAAATGGCCTAATCATCACGTCGATCATATAGACGGCGACAAAATTAACAACCGATTTAATAATTTGCGCGACGTAAGCCGAGCGCAAAATATGCACAACGTAACTCACCCAAACTGCAATAATACATCGGGTTTTAGAGGCGTATCGCTCCATCAAGGAAAATGGCGCGCGCAAATAATGCTCAACCGTAAGCATATCAAGATAGGTTGTTTTGATACACCAGAAGAAGCACATGCTGCTTACCTTAGTTATAAGTCCTTGATAAATCAATAATTTCCCGCAAAAATATTGTACCTTTGTCTAGTTCCGACGATGCTGTAGGGCAGAGCCATAATGTCGTCAGGGTTATTGATGCGCTTCAGGTCGCGCTTGCTATACATGGCGATGCGCTGCACTTGCGCGGACGGCTCGACGCCAAACTCTGGGGCCATTTCGCAGGCCAGATTATAGCGGAACGCGCGCAGATAACCGGGCGGAAATGTCAACGCCGTAGCCAGCTTGGCCGGATTGGATAACTTTTCAACTGACACAAAATGCCATTCCAGCAACCGTAACGGCACCGGATAGATGACCATTTCGATGTTGGGGTAAGTCATGTTGACCCACATGACTTGCGGATAAGTCGACGTGACAGTCTTGACGGCAATACCGTCGTATTGCTGTTGGTTAATTAATTTTATGCCGTAAGACACATTGGTCTGCGGATCGCGGAAATAAGTCGCGTCGTCTATTAAAACAGGGCGCTCGCCAACAAAGTCGCCAGTCGGGCCGAGCGTCTGTGACCGCAGCCCCGGCGTCCAGTTAAATACTTGATCTTGTGTTGAAAAGACCGCCAGACGTTCCGTGTCCCACGAGTCGATCATCTGATTCAGCGCTGTCAGCGCGTCTTGCGCCGTCTCCGACGAGGGCGTTTCGCCTTCTGCGAGGACGCCCAACAGTCTCAGGGCTCCGCAGATCTGATCGTACGCTGTCGTCGTCATTCGGGTCGAACCTTTCCCAGCCGTTCTCTTCGTCGGCTTCCGCTTCCATTTCCAGCGTAGCGATCTTAACGCCATGAACCTCATGGCGCAAATAAATCATAGCCATTTTACACCTATGGAAAGGGCCAGGCGGGCCGTAGCCCGCCCGTAGGATTAGATTAAGTCGGGGCCTGCCACTTGGAGCCGTCCGAAATAAAGATCTTACCCGTACCAGTCGCATTGGTGGTCGTGGCGATAGATCCTTTCGGAGCGCTCGTCGTCGTGGAGTTGGCGGTAATCGCGCCGGTCAGAAAATACAGACCAGCCGTCGCGTTAGCGACAACGGCGTCCGTAGTCGCCGTCGACGTGAACGTGCCAGAAACAGTCGCCGTCGTCAGGGCCGCACCAGAGATGGTGCCGCCGCTGATGGCCGCGCCCGTAATGGTCGTGCCAGCAACGAGTTCCGGGTCAGAGTAGGCAACGCCAACCGATTTGCTATTAGGCATGGTTGTCGCTCCTATCAGCTAACCGCAGCGTACTGCCACTTGGTGCCGTCCGAGTAGAAGATCTTGCCGACGCCCGTAGCGTTCGTCGTCAGACCAATCGAACCTTTGACCGCAGCGGTCGTGGTCGAATTGGCCGTGATCGCCGTGTCGACAAAATAGATACCCGCGCCGTTCGGAAACAGGATGGTCGTGCCGCCGACAAGTTTGGCAGCAGCCGTGTTACCGTCCGTGAACAGGTAGCTGGCCGAACCGTTCGGAATCGCGCCATTCGGGCCGTACGAGTCGAGCGGGTAAGAGGCATTAGAAGTCGAAGTCGTCATAAGAATTTCTCCTTAGTTGAAGAAGATGGGGCCGAAGCCCCATCCAATTAACCCCACAGACGGACAGCCATCTGCGGACGGATGACCGAGTAGCCATACAGCACGTCAATACGGCAGGGCAGACGGTCGTTGTTGATGTCGTACTGGCGCACGACGCGCAGGCTGATACCATTGTGAACCTGACGCGAAGCCATGTCGACGCCCTGCGGCATAAGCAGGTCGGCGGTGGCGAACGTGATGGCGTCACGATGATAGATCAGGTTCTGCGGATACTGCGTCGAAGCAGAGCCGAAGAAGGTGACGGCCTTACCGGAAACCGGCAGAGCGTCGACCGTGGCGAGAGCCTGCGAAGCCGAATACATCGCCGGGACAGTGACCGAAGCGGTGGTCGACGCCGTAACGTCAGCCAGAGCAACGAACTGATACAGCGAACCAGTCGACTCACGGGTCTGCGGGTTAACGGCATAACAGTCGGCAACCGTGAACACGTCGCCAGCCTTGATGACCGTCGAGCCGAGGCCCGTCAGCACGAGGGTGGTCGAGCCTTCGGTCGTGACCGAGGTGCTGACCGTCACGGTGCCCGTGCGCGAGCCGGTCGTGAACTGCTTGATCGACTGCGACATATTCAGCTCGTCATAGCCGAGAATGCCTTCGCCGAACATGCCGTTCTTGAACTGCTTGCTGATGGCCGAGACCGGGTTGAACAGGCCTTTCATGCCTTCGATCAGCGCGGCGTTAGCAGCCGGGTTGACCGTCGCATAGCGCGGCGACATGACAGCGGCGTTCTCGTTCAGCTTCTGCTGCGCCTGCAACAGAACGAGCGAAGAGGCCGGGGTCGTGCCGGGCGTGCCGACCGAGTTGCCGATGTATTTGAACGAGTTCGCAACGTCGGCGTCGATGGAGGACGCGAGCTGCGAAATACGCGGCTTCAGCACGCGTTCCGCGAAGTCGTCCAACTGCATCGTCAGTTCGGCGGTCGTGAAGTTCACGCCGATGTGCTTCTGCGACGAAACGGTCAGGGTCGTATACTGTTCGTTGTCGTCCTGCACCTGAAGCGCAGCGCCGTCCGTGACCAGAGCGCGGTCAGGCAGGCGGATACGCAGGGTCGAGCCGATCTTAGCGCCTTCGACGGCAAAGCTGTCATCATACTGGCGGTTAACGGTGCGCGTCAGGACAAGATTATTCTCAAGGATCTCAAGAGCCTTGCGAGTAATCATGTCAATCGTAAGAATTGAGTTAGACATTCCTTATCTCCGATTCTGCGCTTCCCACTTCTTGATCTGACGCTGACGTTCCGCTTCAATCCATTCCGACGTTGACATTGACTTAGTGGCCCGAGGGTCAGTCGTGTCGTATCGGGGTCCAGAATTTGACCGGGTAGCCGTGACAGGAGCAAGAGGTGCGGGCGCGGTTGAGGTTTTCTTAACCGGCGGATTCGAAGTCAGATTGACCTCGATTTTTCCGATCTCTTTTGCCTGCAAGACTGGCGACAGACGGGAGATCCGGCTGGCTTCTTTTGGATTGGAGCCGAGGTAATAGATTACTTCGGGGCCAATATCGGAAGCCTGAATAGCCTGGGCCATAACGTCCGTGACGGGGAGATTTGGGTTATACGCGACTTGTTCAAAGTCCTCGTATCGGTCCCTAGCTTCTTCTTCACGGTCCTTATAGGACTCCAAAAGAGCCGCTTGCTGGGCTGCGGCCTCGCGCTGGGCTAGAAGTTCCCGAGCCTTTTGCTCCGCTAACGCTTCCGCGTATTGCTGAGCTGACTCGAAATCATCCGGCGCAGGTGGAGGTGCGGCGGGCGTTCTAGCCTGCTGCTCCGCAAGCCGTTGGGCCTGCTCTCTTTCCCATTTGCGCTGTTCTCTTGCAAGGCGCTTGCTTACAATCGCGTCCAGCTCTTCCTGAGAGAACGATTTTGTAGGCTGCTGTTCCTCCGGCGTCGTCTCAACAGATTCCGGTGCTGCCGTGGCTTCCGGTTCCGGCGCGGGGCTGATCTCCGCTACAGCCTGTTCTTCGTCGCTCAAGGCGA